ATGGTTTAATTGTATCAAAATTCGTGAAAAATGTGTTAATAAAATTGTGATCAATGACGAAAAAGTCACTCAATGCGAGTGGCTTTTTATTTTGGAGGTGGCTATTTTGACAGCATTAGTTGACTTGATTTTGAGTGGAGTTATTTATTGTTCAAAAGGCATGGAAGTTCAAGTTGAAAAGAAACCCGGTAAGTATGCCATTGTATCAAGAATGGATCTGTCCAAGGATTATCCAAAAGAAATAAAATTTAAAGTTAGCAATGAACTAATGCCGCTGTACTTTGTATAGGCGGTATTTTACTTGGAATGAAGCCCGCAGAAGCTGAAAAAAAGCTCCGAGCTATTGAAGATAGCAAGGAGCATAGTATATTGATGGATCTGATTCTAGTTATCTAAATTATTTTGTTTGAGTATTGAATTAGTCTAATAAACTTAGATCGCCAGTTTTTGATGCAAACAAAGCCGTCACTTTCTCAATTGATTTTTTAGTAGCAGCAATTTATCCAGCTAGCTTTGTATCTATTGGATAGGTGACGAAGCTGTTAAGTTTAACCAAATAGTTGCTTAAGGCTGTATGCATAGCAGCTAGTTCTAATGCATTGAATTCCTCCATAATCATTATATCTCCTTAATAGTTTATCTCAGTTTGTAAACTGATAGCACAATTATAGCAAAAAATAAAATATACGCACTAAATCATTTGAGAATTATGACAAATATAAAAAGCTGTCGGTTTTAGGTCCGACAGCTCTAGGCAGATAACGACTTTATTAGATAGTTAGCTGTATTATTGTTTGGGTAAAGTAGATCTGCCTAAATAAATAATAGCAAATTTAAATGAAAAAAACACCGGGATAAATGTAGCCCGGTGGCAGGCAGATTGATTGGATGATTGGTGATTGATAAGAGAATCTGCCTATCTATAGGATAACAAAAACTGTATTAAAAAACCACCGCAAACCCATGCGATGGCCAGACAGAAAATAGCTTTTTGGGGTAATCTATTGATAGAAGTCTCTGTCTACTTAATATAATAACAAATTAAAAAAAGAAAAGCCACCGGAGTCTGCTGGACTGGTGGCTGGTAGCAGATGTAGGATGATTATTTAAACGAGAGTTGCTACCAAATTGATTATATCAAAAATACAAATAAAAAACCACCGAGAGCTAGGAACCCGGTGGTTAGGCAGATTGATCTGTATTTTGTGCATGTATCATGAAAGGAGATTTTGCCTAAATTTAGTATAACATAGACTGCTCAAGTGGTCTTTTGATATGGGAGGAAATAATGCAAAAACTCTGTGAGGATGAAATCAGATGGATGATCCGAAGATATAAGATAAAGACTCGAAAGCAATTCAAGCGACAGTTTTTTTTGCAGCGTGTGATTAAATCCTATTTCCCGTATAGAACTGTATATACTAGCCCTTCGCTTCGGATGTATGAAATAAACTTGGACGTTACAGAGTCTTTCCACCAATATCTGAGGAGGAAATCATATCATGATGAAGAAAATTAAAATTGGAGCAGTCACCTATGATGTCACAGAAAAGTCGTTTATAGATATAGAAGGTAATCGGAATCACGCTGGGTGCTGTGACTATGATCATACTGAAATAGCAATTCTATCTGATCTAAGTGAGGAACGTAAGAAAGCTACATTCTATCACGAGCTGATGCATGCGATTTTTAACGAAGCAGGATTTGACGATCAGGATGAGGATATGGTCAATCGTTTGGGCATATTGCTGCAGCAAGTGATCGAGGATAATTTTCTAGGAGGTCAACGAAAATAAAAAAAGTATTGGACCGAATCAAAAAATTATTAAGAAGTAAAGGTGCGGTAGTGACCACATGATTTTACAAAACAAGACACAGGTCGGGAGGTGGTGAGGATGTTTGGCTAGACCAAGAAATCCAAATAGAGATAAAGCTCATAAATTGTGGCTGAAATCCAAAGAAAGACCTTTAGTAGATATAGCCAAGGAAATAGGAGAACGTCCGTCGACTGTTAGAAAGTGGAAATCACAAGACAATTGGGAGCGTTCCGGTTCTAAAGGGAGCGCTCCGATTAAAAAGGAACGTTCCGTTAAGGTGAATGATCCACCACAATTAGTAATAGATAATGATGATCTAACAGAGCAACAAAAGTTGTTTTGTCTGTATTATTTAAAACACTTCAATGCGACAAAAGCTTACCAACAAGCCTACCCGAATGCTAATTACAAAACAGCCAATGTAGAAGGAAGTAATCACCTAGTAAAACCTAGTATTAAGGCGGAATTACATAGGCTAAAAGCTGAATTGCAAAAGGATATTTTTGTTGATGTACAAGACGTGATAGCAGAATACATTAAGCAAGCCTATTCAGACATAGCCGATTATAGCGAATTTGGAACTGAGGATCATTTACTCTTTGATGAAAACGGAAATCCTGCAATTGATGAAGAAACAGGTGAGCAGAAAGTCGCAAAAATTTCTTATGTTCGATTGAAAAATAGTGAAGAAGTTGATGGAACTCTTATTCAAGAGGTCAAAAAAGGGAAAGATGGAGTTTCTGTAAAACTCTATGATAAGCAAAAAGCAATGTCTGAACTACTGAAGTTCTTTACTATTGATGAATTGAAACAAGCGCAAATTCGCAAAGTTCAATCTGAGGCGGACATTGTCGAAAACAAAGCTTCCAAGCTTGTGTTAAACGAAAAAGAACAAAGTAAAGTTCAAGGCCTCATTGATATTGGCCAAGCGCTTATTGGTCCAATAGAAGAAGATGAGGAGAGTGACACCGATGAATCAGTTGAAATTATCAACTAAGCAACAAGAAAATATTTTTCAATCACTCAAGGGGATTCGGATGGAGTTGAACGAGGGAACGATTCGTTCTGGTAAGACGATGTCAGACGCACAAAAGATGGCGTTGATCTATGCAGGGCATCCAGATACCAATCATCTTGTACTCGCTTATAACCAAGAACAAGCCTACAGAATGTTTATGGATTGCGAAGGGTTCGGACTTGAACATCTGTTTGCCAGCTGTGCGGAGATCCGCCACGATGAGCATGGCGATCACTTATGGATCAATCTTCCTAAGGGGGAAAAGCGAATCTACTATAAAGGCGGCGGGAAAGTGAATGCTGTGGGCGCCATCACTGGGATGTCTTTTGGAACGGTCACATTCTTAGAGTTTAACCTTCTGAATAAGGCGGTTATCGAAGAAGCTTTTCGTCGGACCAAGGCATCCAGTTTTCGGTATCATTTGGCTGAACAGAACCCACCAGCACCAAACCATCCAAATCTTGAAACACTGAAGCCTTTTATTGAAACGGGTTCTTACAAGTTTCGGCATTGGCGACCACAAGATAATCCTATTTTAACGAAACGATCATTAAAAGAATGGGAAGCGGAGTGTAAAGTCTCTGATTATCTTTACAAACGTGATTGGCTAGGTGATCGCGTGATGCCTGAAGGCGTGATCTATTCAATGTTTAATGAAGATACCCATATGACAAATGAAATCATAGGCAAGCCTGTAGAAGTGTTCTTCAGTGCCGATGGTGGTCAAAGCGATGCGACAACTTGTTCGTTAAACCTCGTTACGTGGAAAGATGGAAAGTATTATCTCTATCGAATGGCCAACTTTTATCATAGCGGTGCTGATACCGGTGTCACAAAAGCAATGAGTGAGTATGCCAAGGAAATCAAGCAGTTCAAAGAATGGTGTTACAAGGAATGGTCATGGCTGCCTAAGTACTCGAAATTCTTTGTCGATCCAGCTTGTAAGTCATTAAGTGAGGAATTACGTGTCTTGGGTATTGTCACAACAAAAGCAGACAACAACTCAAAAGACAAAGTAACCAGCAATGGAACCAAAATTGAAGTAGGTATCGAACGTATGCAAAGCGCCTTTTCTAAAGGACGCTTTTTTCTTTACGATCATGAAGGCAAATATGGGCATTATTATTTTATCAAGGAGTTAGGGATGTATGTCCGTAATGATAATGGCTACCCGGTTGATAAAAACAACCATGCTCTGGATGAATGTCGGTACGCGATCAATTACTTTACGAAACGTTATGTTCTCTAATAGGAGGTGGTCCAGTGTCATTTTGGCAATCAATAAAAAGAGTCTTTGGAAAGGGGGCGGTTGCGATAGGGGCGAAAAAAGAGCTACAAAGTATTTTAGATCATCCTAAAATCCAAATGAGCAGAGAAGAGTATGATCGTATTCAAAACAGCTTGCTTTATTACCAAGGGTACACGCATTGTAATTCTGATCAGAGAGCAAAGGCGAATATCAATATGGCCCGCAAGGTTGCTTCTGAGTACGCGAAGGTAATGTTCAATGAGCAGGCAGAAATCACGATCGGAAAAGATGATAAGTCAAAAAAATATGATGAAGCCAGTGCTTGGATAGAGTCTGTGTTTCAGCACAATGACTTCAAGCGTAATCTCAGTAAGTATCTTGAACCAGCAATGGCGCTAGGGGGCTTAGTTGTACGCCCTTATTTCAATGACCAATCAGGACAAATTGAGTTTTCATGGGCGCTACCTGATGCATTTTACCCATTGGAGAGTAGCACCAATAAAATCAGTCAGTGTGCGATTGCGTTTAAAACCATCAAAACTGAAGGCTCCAAAACATTCTTTTACACGCTACTTGAGTTTCACCAGTGGATCGATGGAGAGTATTGGGTACTAAATGAGCTTTATGAAAGTGAAAAATATAATGTTCTAGGGATGCAGGTATCGTTGAACACTTTGGAACAATATGCAGAGTTAGATCCATCGAGGCATGGAGAAGAAATTGAACGTCCAATTTTCTCTTATTTCAAGACAGCTGGTTTTAATAATATCCATCCCTATTCGCCACTCGGTGTGGGTGTTTACGACAACTGCAAGCGAACGCTTGATCGGTTAAATAAAGCTTTAGATGCATTCGATCATGAAATTGATGTGGGGAAACGTCGAGTTGCTTTCCCTGAATCAATGCTGGATGGGGTGCCAAACGAAGAAGATGGGACCACCAATTTAACATTCAATAAAGATGATGATTTTTATGTAATTGTACCAAACACGAATCCTGATGAGTTTAAAATCACAGATTTAACTCGGGACATTCGAACAGAGCAGTACATTGGGGCGATCAACCATCGTTTGCGACTTCTAGAGATGGAAGTTGGTCTTTCAACCGGTACATTCGTTTTCGATGGTGCTGGTGTACGTACGACAAATAAGACAGCAACCGAGGTTATTAGCGAGAATTCTCAAACGTATCAATCAAGAAACCAACAAACCACCGAACTCGAAGAATTTATTCGGGATGTTGTGCTAGCGCTGTGTGAGTTGGGTCGAGCTACAGAAGTTGATGGGAAACCATTGTTTAGTGGAGAATCTCCAAATCGTGAAGACATTGGCGTTAACTTTGATGATGGCATCTTCTTAGATAAAAAGTCAGAATCTGATTATTATCGTGAATTGAAAAATGATGGGCTGATTCCCGGATGGCTAACTATCGCCAAAATAATGAAATTGCCTGAAAGCAAGGCTAGAGAGCTTTACCGACAAGCGCAATTGGATGTGGTCGATGAAACGACTGGGAAAATACGGGATTCTGGATACGAAGACTTTGAGGAGTGATTGAATGACAATTACACCAAAGCAGTTGGAAATCGAAGCTTCTTACATCCAAGATGCCTATATGGCGATGGAAGATGAAATCATGAAGATGCTTGTCCGCCAGTTAAACCAATCGACGAGAACGCCGCTCACAGAAGATAATGCATTTCGATGGAAGCTTGAAAAGATGCAGCAATTAAATTTGTTGAATCAACAATCCTTGCAGCAGCTGGTCAATGAAACAAGTCAGTATTCCTATGATCAGCTACGTAAAATCATTGTGGATATGGGGTTTGAAGTCGTTTCGGACATCGACAAGGGTTTGACAAAGCAAACAGGAAAAGAACCGCCACCACGAACTGAGATCGACAACGTGATGGAGTCGTATTTTAATCAGCAATGGCGAGATCTCGACAACCAT